TGAGCAGTCATAGGTGTATACCTTTCATAGCTTCTTGCAGTAAGGACATAGATGCACCCATTCTTCTCCGTCCTTTGCGATGAACCAACCATCCTTCTTTGCTTGTTGAATCATGCGATGGAAGTTCTCATGTGATGAACTTGGTTCTTCGCATTCATCACATAAGAGCATGACTGTGTCAAATTGTTTCTCCACACTCATGACTTAAGCTCCACACTCATGACTTAAGCAGCTTTTCGATCATTGCCGCAGCAAGTACGGAGGCATCAGGAACCTGTACAAGTGTACTCTCTGAGATCACTTCCTTGAGTGATTTGGTTTCTCCTCTTGTCACTTTAGAGATCATGATTGTAAGCACTTCACCTGATAGGATCGTATGCTCAATTCCCATCTTAACAAACACTCCATTGCTTGCTAGATGAACAACAAGTGCTCCAACATTACGTAAGAACACTTCTCTGAGATCTGTCTCAACCATAGTGCAGTCTCATGAGTGTATAGATCTTATGCTTTACCATTTCTTTCCTCCTTCCTTCATTCTTGCATCTAGTTGATGATCTACACGTGTAAGATTGTATTTACGCTTCTCTTCTATTGCTCCGAACAGATCTAACTTGAGCTTCTTAGACAAAGCAACAATGCGTGCAATTGTCTGCGTGGTGATCTTGTTTACCCATTCTTTATGCTCATCTCCATCTATCCTTCTCATGGTTGTGAATGCTCCGTAGATACGCATAACGTCTTTACAAATGTAGAACAAGCTCTCCGCAGTATTAGTTGAAAGTCCCGGAGATGCTTCTTCATCAATTTTGTTGATCTTGATACCATACGCACCTACAAAGTCAAGAATACGGATCATTGTGTCAGCAAGTTCTACTTCAATCATCTTTCGATGAGGAAGCTTATCATCCATGAGATCTTTGCGAAGACCTTCCATAGCCTCAGCAATCTCAGAAATTATAAGCATACAAATCTCACCTGTGTTACGTTGTTTGGGTTCTCCTGTTTCTAGGTGAACCCACCACTTGTAATTCTCTCTATGGATTTCTTTTGCAAGCTTGCGAAGTACATGACTAGGAACCATTGTACTTTCTCCTTACTTTGCTGCCTCAATTTCAACACCTTTGAGAGTTGACCACCTGATTATTCCAAGGTCATCAGGGTAGCCCATCTTGGTTTCAGCTGGGATGATCATCTGGTGCTGGCCGATGACGATAGGTGCCTCTGCATATTTCTTGGCAATAGAGAGGCATAGCTTGACCTTGTGTCGAGGGGCAAGGATGATTAGTGCATCATGGATATTCAGCCACATACGAGCATCTGGTGGCCATCTAGGATCACTCTCTGCTTGGTAAATTACCTTAACAACATGATCCCCTAGGGTTGACTGCGGTTTGAAAGCGACTATACTTTCAAGTGCCTCAGGTGAGATACGCTCTAGCAGAATGAACCGTCTCCCAAAGGCATTGAACAAGGTCTTGGTCTTTCGTACCTCCTGTTCTAAATCAGACCACCATTGTTGTAACTCAGGAGTGACCCGATGGTAAGCCCGATAAGCATTAGTAGCATCCGCGAGGCTAAGGCCCGTAGTGCTGGCAAGACGGTCGGGCATCATTCGGTAATTAAGGCCATGACGACACCGCTTAGCGATGAACCGCAAAGTCACGTCACCATCTCGCTTCCCTTCCGGGAGGACGTGGCCCTTGCTCACATCATAACGATCGAAGGTGGGAACATCGTCGTATGGGACGCCGAACATCTCACTCGCCAACGCACGATGAGCATCGTAACCGCCATGGAGACGGGCGCGTTCGAACTGCTCAAGCCACTTCTCAATGTTAGCGAAACAAGCAACGAGCCTAGCCTCAGCTTGTGCCATGTCAAAGTAGCCTAAGCCATAGCCTTTGTCAGCTATGTACATTGAGTAGGCACGTTCAGGTTGGTTCTGTAAGTTCATTCCTGTCTGATCGCCCTCGGCGTTTTTCCAAAGCATTCCGCTGGATGAAAGACGACCGGGGGCACTCTGTACTCCTGTCTGATTGTATGTGCAACGCAGCCGACCATCATCGTCGATTGCAGTTGTCACATATGTACTAAAGAATTTGTATTCCTTCTTGAATTCATCAAGTGCTCTCAGGACTTGACGCTTGGGTTCAGTTGTTGCTGGATGGGCAAACATTCTCTTTCTGTTTTCTTCATCCGTTGACACCCCTCTACCAACAAGACGAAGACGAGAGAACAGGAGTTCAGATAGTTGCTTAGGTGAATTCGGGTTTGGCTCGTAGTCTGGATCACCAACAACTTCTTGAACAGTCTTGTGGAATTTGTCAAGCAGTTCTGTTACACGTGTACCGATCTGTTCCTTAAGTTCTTGCTTCTTTGTCTGATCAACCAGCACTCCACCAACACACATGCGAGCAAGGTGGGGCTGTGCTCTCATGACATGCTCAAAGAAGAATTTATCCAGTGCTTGTTGTTTTAGCTCACTGATTATAACAGTGGCCGCCCCATGAGTGTTACAGCAATCCTGACCGTTGTATCGCCAGTATGCATCAATGTCACCGCCCTCTTTCCATTCATCCTTTTCATCCTTGTAGTACGGACGTGTCGTGTACTGAGTGGTAATGTAACCAAGGTTGTGAGGTAGCGGTGGATAGAGCACATGGTGAGCAAGCATTGTGTCACAGTAAATAGGTGGTACATAGATCTTGTCCTTGAACCATAACCAAGTGCTATCGAACATGTTGTTCTGAGCGATGAACCGTTCGTGAGACGACTTGGCTAGTTGTTGGAACCTTCGGCGGATGCGTACTTCTTCCTCACACGTGTAATGATTGTCATTCTGTGTTCGGAAGTTGATGCACATTGCTTCGACATCGTTATCAGCAAGACCGATGCATGCTGTCTCGTTAGCAAGGGTTTCGATGTCATATGCAATGAGAGTGGTTGACTTCTCCATCTTGTCCATCCAATCCATTGCATCATCGAACGATGGATTGATATGAACATCAAATGGTTTGTACTTCCATTTACAATCCACAACCTTCTTGAACTTAGCTATATCAAACGTGAATGTTAGTTCTAGCTTAGGTTCGCGAAGAATCATTGCTGGATTGTAGGTACAAGCAACGTCTACTGTTCTTCCATGTTGTCCAACAGGAACTGACGTAAGGACACTTCCTCGCCAATTGGTAATCCCTGTGTGACCTGTGATCGCTTGAAGGGACATATTCCCAAGAATGAGCACATATTTGAGGTTCGGAAGTTGTGACAACTCCCACTGGAGCAACGAAGACCAAACTTCAAGCTCATGTTTGTTGATTGGATGACGTCTGTCATTGGCGAAGCTCACCTGTCTTTTAACAACGTTCGTCACATAAACTGTGCGACGATCGATACCGTGTTTACGTAGCACTTCCCAAAGCTTCGTACCGCTACCACCTACAAGAGGTCTCCCGGTCTCGACTTCTCTATCACCAGGAGCCTCAGCAATGATAGCAATCTCAGAATGGAATGCTCCGTCGAACATGCACTGTACCTCAAGTGAGGCTGTAGCTGCTCGTTTGCGGAATTCCTCTTTGAGTTCTGCTATTGAGTTGATCATTTGCTCTGTCTTTCCTTTTTCCTTCTTGTGATAAGATCGACAAGCATCAGTTGGAGTAGTTTGAGTTGTTCATCAATTGGTTCGTTGTTTAGTTCTGCACGTCGTACAGCACTTACCAGGGATTCGAAGCAACGAAGAACATAATTGTCCTGACACGCCTCTTTGTGCTTAAGAGAATGATAAGCCATAGCTCATTCCTCATGCACCTGACTTCCTAACTTTGCGTAACCTGCGATATCGTTCCAGTTGTCCTCATAGTTAGGATCGCCGCAGATGATACGACTGATCTTTCCTGCAATCATTTCAAGTGCTTCAATCTGTACATGTGTAAGTGATGACTGCCCTCGCCGTTGTCGTCGTGCAATTTCAACTCGAAGATAAGTCTTTAAGTTTTGGGTCACACGAGCGTTGTCACCAAAGCTTCCATAACGTTTACCACGTTCTCGCAGAAGTTCTTCGGTATGCAGACTATCATGAGCTTCCTTAGGGGAAGTTGGGTTTTCAGTAATCATGACTTCACCTTGAAGACAGAGGTTGTGATCGACTTCTGATCAGAGATAACAAATGCATGCTTTCGTGCACGTGTTATCGCTGTGTAGAAATTCTGACGAGATTGTACAAACAACGCACTTCGATTGATCACGTAACATACATGCTGATACTCACTGCCCTGACACTTATGCGTTGTCAGTGCAAATGCTAAATCAATGTCACGCATCGGGGATTTGTCGTATACGTTATCCTTATGTGGATTGTACTCTGCGAATGTTACAGGAACTTCAACAATCCTGTCACCAAAGTCAATGTCAAGTCCTCCGTCTGGATAGATCTGTGTGACAATACCTGTTTCACCATTGAGCATCATCTTTGTTTCAGGGCATGGAATGTACGAAGACATGATAGGAACTTGGTCTTCTGTCCATTCAGCAAACCGTGCAAAGTAGTCACGTAGATCGTAAGTGTTCTGTGTACAGACAACTTTGTCACCAACACCAACAGTCATTGTGTCCTTGTCCCATGGGTGCCGATCAAGTTGTACAATTTGATCAGGACGTGGATTCAATATCTGCCTTAGTACTGTGTTGAGCTTGTTCGTACCTACCCATGTCTTTTTAGTTGGGACAATGATCTGGTTTTCAATCTTGCCAAAGTCGATGCCTTGTTCAAGTTTGTCCTTCACATATTGACGAAGCACATCGATTGGTCTGTCCGTAAGTTTGATTTGAAAGTCACCAAGATCTTCATTCATAGCAGGCATATGACCTTTGCGGATCTTGTCTGCCATGTGAAGGATCATGCTACCTTCACCTTGTCGGTACACCTTGAGAAGTTCTACCTTATCAGGACGATCTAGGAGCTTACGAAATGGTGTTCGATCCAAGTCACCTTTTTTGTCTGTGATTTTGTAGTCTTCGATTGGTGGAAGTTGGTGAATGTCACCAAAAGCACGAAGACAACCACCGCTAGGAAGAGCAGCCAACAGATTATTGTGTAGTTCATGGTTCACCATCGCGTATTCATCAACAAGAACGACTTGGTAATTGAGTGGATTGGTTCGATCACGTCCGGGCTTTGTGATATCTAAGGCTTTTCCTGTCTTCTCGTCACGCTCACCCGGTCGATTATATTCAAGCAACCGATGAATGGTAACTGCATCAATGCCTGTAGCTTCTTTGATCCTTCTTGCTGCTTTACCTGTTGGTGCCGCCAAAGCACAACGGATGCCTTGAGCTCTAAATGCATCGTAGATGATGCGGATGATTGTGGTCTTACCGGAACCAGCAGCACCACTGATTGCGACGAGCCGTTTGCTGAGATCTTTGCAAAGCGCAATCGCCGCCAACTGATCTTCGTTGAATTGAATTTCTTTATTTATTTGTATTTCTA